TGCAGAACTTTTCTTTAGAATATAGCGACCCCACCTGTGGTCATGCAGATGGGTGTGGGTGTACGCTCACCGCAGTAGGGAAATCCGCTTTTACAGCTGGGTTTTCTTATGCGGTACTCCCGCAGAAGACTCGCATCGCTCAAATGCAGATGTTGATGAGTGAGGTTGAAGCGCGGCTAGTCCTTACAGCATCTGGTGATGTCGTGTTTTCGTCTGATGAAGAGCTGAGCTTCTTCCGTAATTCTTTGAAGCCGGATGGTAATATAAAATTGATCCCGGCGCCAGTAGACCGTACTAGTTTTCCGATGTCTCAGGACCTTTATTCCCCGGATCCCGATGTTGTGTTGGCTTTGAAGAGGGCAGACGAACGGTATTTGCGTTGGCGGTTCAAACTGTTCTCTTTTACGACTGAGATGTTGGAAAATTATGTCTGGTCGCCAGAATCAAAAGATGTCATTTATCCATTATGGGCCCAAGTGTTGAGGTCGGAATCAAGGTACCAGTTTGCGATGGGGACGAAGAATTATCGTCGTATTGTAACGAGTGCAAAGGCGAATCTTTATCCTTTGAAGCTGTGCAAGGTGGTTCTGCAGCAGAATTCGCACACACATATGGTCAATCCCTATGGAAAGAAGGTCCTTCGTCATTTAAACCCTGCGTTGGCTCTCATGTATCAATATATGGGGGTTAAGACGTTTCAAAAGCATAAGAATAAGGTTAGTGTAGAACAGTCCATGAATCACATGTTTTTGGGAGCGTCGGCGGGGATCAATCGTGCGCCGGAAAAGGAGATTAAACAGGATGGGAAGCCCACTGTAAGAGTTTCCGCGTCAGGGAAGAAGTTTGAAGTCCATGAACATGATTTGACAACTTTGCTGAGATTGGTGCGTGAGGGAGGTGATATTCCGGTTTACTGGACGATAACTCCAAAGGATGAAGTCTTCTTTACCTTTGATAAGCAGTACAATGACGAGAAGTATGCACAATGGAAAGATAAGTGTCGTGTTTTCGTGATTCCTTCCTCAAACTTTATCATACTGGAGCGATTCGTGTCGAAGTTACGGATGATGCGAGAGCGTGGGAAAGTAATCCAGATAGGCTTCTCCTTTGGTAGAGGAGGGATGGACTACCTGGCAGAATGTCTGGGAATTTTTCTGGAGAATTGTTTTGACCCCATCATCTGTGGAGGTGATGTGAATAAGTTTGATATGAACGTAAAGCAGTTCTTCTTGAATTTGTACTATAGTTCTATGTTGGTACATGAGGATCCAAGTACAGAGGACTATGAGATCAAGGCAGAGATTATCAAAGCTCTTATAAAAGCCATAATTAACCGGATTACTCATTACTTTGGAGAGATTTGGGGTATCCAGCGGGGAGGTGTCCCCTCTGGATGTTACAATACTTCTCATATGGATTCATGGATTATGGCACTTTATTTCTGCTTGTTTGCAATTTGGCAGGTGATGAGCGCTCCGAAGGAGCACCGAGTTCAGCTACATAAGGAGTTGATTAAAGTGGTCCGAATAATAGTCTACGGAGATGATCATAACTGGAATAAAGGAAAAGGCTTGGGGGCCACCTATTTTTCAGCAGTTGCCTTTGCAGATTTCTTAAAGAAGTCTTTTGATGTTGAGTTAAGAGATATCGAGGATGGTGTCCCATTTTGTTCTACAGTGTCGAATGGGTGGCTTGTGACACGTGGGACTACATTCCTGAAACATCAGGTTATTTTGAATCCTGACATAACCCCAGGTCAATGTAAGTTTCTGCCGTTTAGGGAAACGCGGGAGTTTATATGCCGGGCAGTATGGGGTCGTACGCCAAAAAAACGAGACACTCTTGATGTGATGTTGTCGGTATTGGGTCACGCCTTTGGTACGCATGGTGCGAACTATGATGCATGGAAGTCCCTGAAGTTTTTCTATGAGGAATTATTGAGGACGATGCCCCATAATGAGGAGCAGGCGATAGCAGCAATGATGGATCGTCAGGATCGTATGGATCTTCGAAAGATGCGACAGCATAGCATCTCTAAGGAAGACCTTTTGACAGGATTCCCAACATTCATGGAGCTTACTAAAAAGAATGTCTTGGATAAGGCCTATCATCAACAAAAGGAGATAGATGATGACGAGGAGATGGTTTTGATGGACGATTGTGGTTTTTAAACGGAGGGTTTTAAGCGGAAGCAGTGTGAACTCCGCTATAGAAAGTTCAAGGAAAACAAAAATTTATAAAAAGTAAAAAATTGGAGCCCGTAAGGGTGCCAGAATACTGGAATTTCC